GTTTAATTAATCTATGCCAAGTTGACTGTGCCGTCAACATAAAACTTACTTCCTATCACCCAAACGTCTCTTCAGGCCACTGACTAGCGATAACTTTCCCCACAACGGAACAACTCTCATTGCATGGGATCATTGGGTATTGTGGGTTTAGTGGCTGTAGAAACACCTGACCGCTATCCCTGATCAGTTTCTTGAAGGTAAACTCATCACCACCAAGTCTGGCTATACAGAAATCGCCTGGCTCAACAGCCTGCTCAGGGTCAACCAGAATTAACATCCCGTCAGGAAAGCTGGGCTTGGATCCTGTTGGTGCGGTCATGGAATTACCTTCAACCTCAAGCCAGAATGCAGAGCCACTGGCTTTTTTGGTTGTGCTTACCCATTTCTCCGCATCGCCTTTGGTAAAGGTTCTAAGCTCAGGCGAGAACATCCCGGCCTGAACATGAGAAAAAACAGGGTACTCATACTCACTTCTAAGTGACGGCTGCATACTAACCGCTTCATACATCTCGTAGATTTCTCTGGCGATTGAAGGGCTAAATTCTTCAACGCTAACGTTGAGAATTTTTGCAAGCAATGCGGCGTTATAAGCATTTAATGCATTGATGCCATTAAATAAAGCACCAACGCCTGACTGCCCCATCCCCATCTTGTCTGCGACAGATTCCTGGGATAAGCCAAGTTCATTTTTCTTTTTTTCATAAATAGCTTTAAGGCGACGTGCGTCCTCAAGCTGCTCTTGTGTTAATGGTTTCTTTTTTGCGCTCATACGTTAAATCTATCACCGCAAGGGATAAATATCTAACACCGTGCGTGTTGACTATTTTACCTCTGGCGGTGATAATGGTTGCATGTACTAAGGAGGTTGTATGGAACAACGCATAACCCTGAAAGATTATGCAATGCGCTTTGGGCAAACCAAGACAGCTAAAGATCTCGGCGTATATCAAAGCGCGATCAACAAGGCCATTCATGCAGGCCGAAAGATTTTTTTAACTATAAACGCTGATGGAAGCGTTTATGCGGAAGAGGTAAAGCCCTTCCCGAGTAACAAAAAAACAACAGCATAAATAACCCCGCTCTTACACATTCCAGCCCTGAAAAAGGGCATCCAATTAAACCACACCTATGGTGTATGCATTTATTTGCATACATTCAATCAATTGTTATCTAAGGAAATACTTACATATGGTTCGTGCAAACAAACGCAACGAGGCTCTAAGAATCGAGAGTGCGTTGCTTAACAAAATCGCAATGCTTGGAACTGAGAAGACAGCGGAAGCTGTGGGAGTTGATAAGTCGCAGATCAGCAGGTGGAAGAGAGACTGGATTCCAAAGTTCTCAATGCTGCTTGCTGTTCTTGAATGGGGTGTCGTTGACGACGACATGGCTCGATTGGCGCGACAAGTTGCTGCGATTCTCACCAATAAAAAACGCCCGGCGGCAACCGAGCGTTCTGAACAAATCCAGATGGAGTTCTGAGGTCATTACTGGATCAATCTACAGGAGTCATTATGACAAATACAGCAAAAATACTCAACTTCTGCAGAGGTAACTTTGCCGGACAGGAGCGTAATGTGGCAGATCTCGATGATGGTTACGCCAGACTATCAAATATGCTGCTTGAGGCTTATTCGGGCGCAGATCTGACCAAGCGACAGTTTAAAGTGCTGCTTGCCATTCTGCGTAAAACCTATGGGTGGAATAAACCAATGGACAGAATCACCGATTCTCAACTTAGCGAGATTACAAAGTTACCTGTCAAACGGTGCAATGAAGCCAAGTTAGAACTCGTCAGAATGAATATTATCAAGCAGCAAGGCGGCATGTTTGGACCAAACAAAAACATCTCAGAATGGTGCATCCCTCAAAACGAGGGAAAATCCCCTAAAACGAGGGATAAAACATCCCTCAAATTGGGGGATTGCTATCCCTCAAAACAGGGGGACACAAAAGACACTATTACAAAAGAAAAAAGAAAAGATTATTCGTCAGAGAATTCTGGCGAATCCTCTGACCAGCCAGAAAACGACCTTTCTGTGGTGAAACCGGATGCTGCAATTCAGAGCGGCAGCAAGTGGGGGACAGCAGAAGACCTGACCGCCGCAGAGTGGATGTTTGACATGGTGAAGACCATCGCGCCATCAGCCAGAAAACCGAATTTTGCAGGGTGGGCTAACGATATCCGCCTGATGCGTGAACGTGACGGACGTAACCACCGCGACATGTGCGTGCTGTTCCGCTGGGCATGCCAGGACAACTTCTGGTCCGGTAACGTGCTAAGTCCGGCCAAACTCCGCGACAAGTGGACCCAGCTCGAAATCAACCGTAACAAGCAACAGGCAGTCGTGACAGCCAGTAAACCAAAACTCGACCTGACAAACACAGACTGGATTTACGGGGGGGATCTATGAAAAACATCGCCGCACAGATGGTTAACTTTGACCGTGAGCAGATGCGTCGGATCGCCAACAACATGCCGGAACAGTACGACGAAAAGCCGCAGGTACAGCAGGTAGCGCAGATCATCAACGGTGTGTTCAGCCAGTTACTGGCAACTTTCCCGGCGAGCCTGGCTAACCGTGACCAGAACGAACTGAACGAAATCCGCCGCCAGTGGGTTCTGGCTTTCCGGGAAAACGGGATCACCACAATGGAACAGGTTAACGCAGGAATGCGCGTAGCCCGTCGGCAGAATCGACCATTTCTGCCATCACCCGGGCAGTTTGTCGCCTGGTGCCGGGAAGAAGCATCCGTTATCGCCGGACTGCCAAACGTCAGCGAGCTGGTTGATATGGTTTACGAGTATTGCCGGAAGCGAGGCCTGTATCCGGATGCGGAGTCTTATCCGTGGAAATCAAACGCGCACTACTGGCTGGTTACCAACCTGTATCAGAACATGCGGGCCAATGCGCTTACTGATGCGGAATTACGGCGCAAGGCTGCCGATGAACTGACCTGTATGACAGCGCGAATTAACCGTGGTGAGACGATACCTGAACCAGTAAAACAACTTCCTGTTATGGGCGGTAGACCTCTAAATCGTGCACAGGCTCTGGCGAAGATCGCAGAAATTAAAGCTAAGTTCGGACTGAAAGGAGCAAGTGTATGACGGGCAAAGAGGCAATTATTCATTACCTGGGGACGCATAATAGCTTCTGTGCGCCGGACGTTGCCGCGCTAACAGGCGCAACAGTAACCAGCATAAATCAGGCCGCGGCTAAAATGGCACGGGCAGGTCTTCTGGTTATCGAAGGTAAGGTCTGGCGAACGGTGTATTACCGGTTTGCTACCAAGGAAGAACGGGAAGGAAAGATGAGCACGAACCTGATTTTTAAGGAGTGTCGCCAGAGTGCCGCGATGAAACGGGTATTGGCGGTATATGGAGTTAAAAGATGACCATCTACATCACTGAGCTAATAACAGGCCTGCTGGTAATCGCAGGCCTTTTTATTTGGGGGAGAGGGAAGTCATGAAAAAACTAACCTTTGAAATTCGATCTCCAGCACATCAGCAAAACGCTATTCACGCAGTACAGCAAATCCTTCCAGACCCAACCAAACCAATCGTAGTAACCATTCAGGAACGCAACCGCAGCTTAGACCAAAACAGGAAGCTATGGGCCTGCTTAGGTGACGTCTCTCGTCAGGTTGAATGGCATGGTCGCTGGCTGGATGCAGAAAGCTGGAAGTGTGTGTTTACCGCAGCATTAAAGCAGCAGGATGTTGTTCCTAACCTTGCCGGGAATGGCTTTGTGGTAATAGGCCAGTCAACCAGCAGGATGCGTGTAGGCGAATTTGCGGAGCTATTAGAGCTTATACAGGCATTCGGTACAGAGCGTGGCGTTAAGTGGTCAGACGAAGCGCGACTGGCTCTCGAATGGAAAGCGCGATGGGGAGACAGGGCGGCATGAGACGACAGCGACGAAGTTTCACCGACATCATCTGCGAAAACTGCAAATACCTTCCAACGAAACGCTCCAGAAATAAACGCAAGCCAATCCCAAAAGAATCTGACGTAAAAACCTTCAACTACACGGCTCACCTGTGGGATATCCGGTGGCTAAGACATCGTGCGAGGAATACAAGGTGATTGACCCAAATCGAAGTTACGAACAAGAAAGCGTCGAGCGGGCTTTAACGTGCGCTAATTGCGGTCAGAAGCTGCATGTGCTGGAAGTTCACGTGTGTGAGTACTGCTGTGCAGAGCTGATGAGCGATTCGAATAGCTCGATGCACGAGGAAGAAGATGATGGCTAAACCAGCGCGAAGACGATGTAAAAACGATGAATGTCGGGAATGGTTTCACCCTGCATTAGCTAATCAGTGGTGGTGCTCTCCAGAGTGTGGAACCAAGATAGCACTCGAACGACGAAGCAAAGAACGCGAAAAAGCGGAAAAGGCAGAAAAGGCAGCAGAGAAGAAACGACGACGAGAGGAGCAGAAACAGAAAGATAAACTTAAGATTCAAAAACTCGCCTTAAAGCCCCGCAGTTACTGGATTAAACAAGCCCAACAAGCCGTAAACGCCTTCATCAGAGAAAGAGACCGCGACTTACCATGTATCTCGTGCGGAACGCTCACGTCTGCTCAGTGGGATGCCGGACATTACCGGACAACTGCTGCGGCACCTCAACTCCGATTTGATGAACGCAATATTCACAAGCAATGCGTGGTGTGCAACCAGCACAAAAGCGGAAATCTCGTTCCGTATCGCGTCGAACTGATTAGCCGCATCGGGCAGGAGGCAGTAGAGGAAATCGAATCAAACCATAACCGCTATCGCTGGACTGTCGAAGAGTGCAGGGCCATCAAGGCGGAGTATCAACAGAAACTTAAAAAACTGCGAAACAGCAGAAGTGAGGTTGCATGAATATCTACGAAAGAATTGATGGCAGCAAATACCGAAATATTTGGGTAGCTGGCGATCTGCATGGATGCTACACGAACCTGATGAAAAAACTGGAGACGATAGGATTCGACACCAAAAAAGACCTGCTTATCTCGGTGGGCGATTTGGTTGATCGCGGTACAGAGAACGTAGAATGCCTGGAATTAATCACATTCCCCTGGTTCAGAGCTGTACGTGGAAACCATGAGCAAATGATGATTGATGGCTTATCAGAGCGTGGAAACGTCAATCACTGGCTGCTTAATGGCGGTGGCTGGTTCTTTAATCTCGATTACGACAAAGAAATTCTGGCTAAAGCTCTTGCCCATAAAGCAGATGAACTTCCGTTAATCATCGAACTGGTGAGTAAAGGAAAAAAATATGTCATCTGCCACGCCGATTATTCTTGTGATAAATACGAGTTTGGAAAGCCAGTTGATCATCAGCAGGTAATCTGGAACCGCGAACGAATCAGCAACTCACAAGACGGGATCGTGAAAGAAATCAAAGGCGCGGACACGTTCATCTTTGGTCATACGCAAGCAGTGAAACCACTCAAATTTGCCAACCAGATGTATATCGATACTGGCGCAGTGTTCTGCGGAAACCTCACATTGATTCAGGTACAGGGAGAAGGCGCATGAGACTCGAAAGCGTAGCTAAATTTCATTCGCCAAAAAGCCCGATGATGAGCGACTCACTACTGGCCACAGTTTATTGGTTTTCGTAACTGAGTCATTTTATTATTTTATTGCAACTTTTAATCTTTTATAGTGCGAAATAAATGGAGCTAGCATTCATTTCGCACTTTATGTTTTTGTTGGACTTATGTTATTTTGATTGAATTCAATTCAGTTAAAAAAAGAAGGTGATTGCTCCATTTATAAATGAATAGTCATCCCCTGTCTTGAATTCTGATGTTACTTTATTAAATGCTAGTGTGAAGGCTACAGGTGCATACCCAATTGTTGCGCCAACTTGATATTCATCAACAGTTTTGTTTAGCGATACTGTTGTTTGTTTCGTCTGTATTGTTTTTCCTTCGAGAGTATAGTTGCGATTGACATCTCGTCTTTCCATACCTGCAAAAATCTTGTATTTGAATCCGCTTGTATCGGACATATGCATTAAACCACGGGGAGCCAGCAGACCAAAGCCATTATCCGAATTGAAGGTTTTATCATTACCAATGGCAATGGTTGCGCCATATGCTACATATTGAAATAAGTTTCCAGTAACAGCAGAAACTTCAGGGTATAATCCAACATTAGCACCTAAAATATCCATACTTGGTGTCATGGATAGCATCCCTTTTACAGTATAACCGTAGCGATTCTCTATTTGATCATCCCATGCATGATATTTTTCTGCCCCAATAATCTCATGAGCTTTATTTTGTACTTTCTGACCGCCTGCGTCGGGGCCAACAACACCTATGTCAGTACCTAATCGATAGCGAATCCAGTCATTCGCAAGGGAGTTCCATTCAATACCTGTGTGAGTGTATGCGCTAAAAGCTCTGTCTCCAGTTACAGCTGTGTTGTGTCTTTTATTACTGCCTGATGGAGAGTAAATATCTTGCGCAATATGGAGAGATAATTGGCTCGAGTCTGAGATATCGTGGCTATATCCCAGAAATAAGCCTTGTGAGTAATCATCTCTGTTTTCATGTTTATTGCCATAAATATCATTAAGTATTGGTTGAAACTTCCCTGCATCATCATTTGCTAATGATAATGCAAGGCTGTTCGCGATAGCTGAACACGTGGTAAATGACAGAGCAATAAAGACGCCAGCGATGACACTTTTTTTCATATGTTATTGTCTTCCTTTTTTTTGAATGGTGCGCGTATTTTACATACATGAGTTTGTAATACAAGGTGCGTAATCAATATGATGTTTTATAATTGCGTGAGACAATTGATTTATTCGTTTTTTATTGTTGTTTTTATTATCTTTTAATGTAACGGTGTTTTTATTAGGTGTGTTTGTGTGGTGTTTTATGTTTTTATAATTTTTATTTTATTAAATTTAAATGCATTAGTAATGGCTATTCTATATAGCAATATAAGAACTGTTACAAAAAAAGGGGGGGGCAATTACAGGTAGTTATGGATGATGAGTGAAACAGATATTGGAGAACCGGGGAATGAATGATGTCTGAGTCTTATATATCAGAACTCCTTCGCTGTCGCTGGGGGCTCCTGTGCTTATGTCGTTTCCCCGATTCGGTTTTGAACGATTACCGAATGTTGAAGAATTATGCCAAAATATAGAAAGGATTTACTGCATGAATACCCAATATTTACAGTATGTTCGTGAGCAACTTATGGCAGCTACTGCTGACTTGAACGGAGCAACGAAAGGCCAGCTCGAAGCCTGGCAGGAGCATGCACAATTTGATACTGGTACATACAAACGAAAGAAGCCGCGCATTCTGGATGTGGTAACTGGCAAGATGATTACGCTGGATAATACGCCGACTTCCGGTAAGCAGTCGTACGCAAAAGGTTCATCCATTGCTTTGGTCAGCCCGGTTGAATTCTCAACCTCTTCATGGCGCCGCGCGGTTTTGTCTCTCGATGAACATCAGAAAGCATGGTTGCTTTGGTGTTACAGCGAAAGCGTTCGATGGGGGCATCAGGTCACCATAACGCAATGGGCATGGAGCGAGTTTAAAGATTTGTTAAGTAACAGAAAAATTGCAGGTAAGACACTGGATCGCCTGAAGACGTTAATCTGGCTGGCTGCACAGGATGTGAAGAGCGAACTTGCAGGGCGTGAGGCCTATGAATACCAGACACTGGCATCATTGGTGGGAGTGACAACAAAAAACTGGTCCGAGACATTTACTGAACGCTGGGTTGCAATGAAGCACATTTTTCTACAGCTTGATAGTGATGCTTTATTGCTTGTGACGAAAACACGTTCAAAACAAAAGGCAGCATTTTTACAGCAAAATATTGCAAAACTGGATTAAAAGTCATATACTTCATGCAAATTTGGTATGTTGTAAAAAATGTATAAACCCGCTGCCGAGTGGGTTTTTTTATGCCCTGAGTTGTACTTGTACGGTAAACATGCTGGCTGCTATGTAATAGAGTTTTTTTAGCCTGTAACCTCTTGACGGCATTGAATTGCTTTTGTTATGAGTTGTAAGCCAATGTTATCATCTTGTATTGGGGGGGTTATGAAGGATGGTGCGCTGCTCAGGAGTTCTTCACTTTTTATTGCCTACATGGGATGCCTTGGATGGGGGAGTGCTTATTTCTATGGATGGGGTACTTCTTTTTACTACGGCTTCCCATGGTGGATTGTAGGTGCAGGTGTTGATGATGTTGCCAGAAGTTTATTTTTTGCAGTTATCGTCATTGCTATATTTCTTATCGGTTGGGGTATTGGTGTTGTATTCTTTTTCGCAGTGAAAAGAAAACATTCTATGCAAGAGCTAAATGTATTTCGCCTTTATTTTGCTGTGGAATTATTGTTTGTGCCGGCAATTATTGAGTTTTCTATATTGAGACAGAAGATTCAGGTACCTCTTTTGCTACTGTCAGCAGCGATTGCGCTGGCGGTTACAATTTCGATAAGATCTTATGGGCGATTTTTATCGGTATCATGCTTCTATGATAAGCCATTTATAAAAAAACATTTTTTTGAGATTGTGATGATTGCTTTTGTGGCATATTTCTGGCTTTTTTCATTTCTGACAGGATATTACAAACCACAGTTTAAGAAAGAATATGAAATGATTAATTATAATGATGGTTGGTATTATGTTCTTGCTCGTTATGATAATTGTCTGGTTTTGTCTACTTCTTTCAATGCAGGTAGTAAAAGGTTTGTCATTTATCAATCAGCACAAGATAAGAATCTTCAGGTTGATATTGTAAGGACCAGAATTTAATTGGCTGCATAAATAATATTTTAAGTTGCAAGTTGGCTATTCGTAGGAATAGAACCTTAGGCATGCTGAATGCGTTTTCTGAACATTGTTTTATAAACTGTGTCTGCTTGCTGTTGTGATCCTGCTTTTAGTGATGGTGATGATGGATTTCACCAGCAGGATAATGTTGGTACTGACTGATGGCGCTCTGGTCTGCGGCATTGTGGTATTGCTGTGGCCGATGATGAAAGAACAGAATGAATAATTCTTGACTTTTTTGTTTACTGTTTATTAAAAAATCAACCGCATGGTGAATCCTCCTTGGAGGGGCTAAATGATCGAGTTTTAAGGGCACGTAGCGAGTTCTGTTTGATCATTGCAGAACTTAGCGGGAGGCGCCATGCGTACATCACTAGTGTTATTCCTTTTATCATTTTCCTTGTGAGTTCTGGCTGCGCATTGCGCAGCCTTTTTTTATGACCTGCCACTGGCAGATGGTCATCCTGTGATTTGATTCCGGTTCCGGCTTTTTAACTCTGTTCCTGTACACGGGAGAA